GCCGTTACCCATTTTATTTTGGTGTCAGCGTAGCCGTAATGTTTGCGCCGACGCCTTTAACACAAAATTTTAAATAATGCGGCGCTGACAGCGACGCGATATCCAGCGTAAAGCCGGTCTTATCCGCGTCGATTGTAAATGTTCCTGCCGCCGTGGTTCTGTTCTCAATGTAGCCCGACGCTGAAAACGTCGTGCCGCCCGTCGTATACAGCACGAACGCACTGTCGCCGCCGTTGTCAGTACCAGACCAGTTGTTGCCCAGACAGTTCACCGCGCCAGTAACACGCAGCGTAGCGCCGTTGGGGTAGGTAGTTTTATCAACTGGAATCGGCGCCGTGTGTCCGATGGTGACATAGCCGGCACCAGTCTTTTCGCTGCCGCTGCCCGTAGACAGGCGGGTATTGTCTGCATAGCCGTAGGTCGCCATCACATCCGTAGTGGCTACTTTAACCGTGAGCGAGTAGGAAGCCGTGAAGCCGCCGTCCTCTGTTTTGGCGGTAATGACTGCCGTTCCCGTTTTGAGAGCAGTAACAACTCCGTTTACCACCGACGCTACGGTCGGAGCCGAGCTTGTCCATGTTACGGTTTTATTCGTGGCGTTGGCAGGAACTACCGTAGCCGTCAGTGTGGTCTGACCGTTAACCGTCAGCTCGCCGGAGGACGCATTGAGCGACACGCCAGTGACTGCTACCGTCTGAATACCCGTGAACACCTCTCTGTCATATCCTGCGCCGTAACAGAAGGAGTAGACCTTCTGCTGAGACGGATTGCACACGTTTATAACAAATGCGGTATCGTTAGCGGAATTAGCAGTTTTGTTGTAGGTCGTGTCCTCGCCGAACTCGATACCGTAATACTCCGCATTGCCGTTTGTGCCGTATTCGTTGTTTCTTGCAAAACACATATTCGGTGTAGCCACGCGCCACACATTGTAGGGTGTGCCTGTGCCACTCGATATACTGTTGAGCTGTGCCGCCTTAAAGCAATGCACATGACCGTGAATTGCCGCCAGTATCTTGGCGCTGTTGCTGCCGGAAAAGTTTATCGTGCTGCCGCTGCTCACGGTGATGGAGCTACCGTCCACATACGCCTTGACGATGTTTGAGAGAATACACACGCCGCCCCAGTCAAGCGGATGGTGCGATAGGATAAGCACATTCCAGCCGCTCTTTGCGCCCACGGCTTTAAGAGTGTTCGCAAACCACAGCTTTTGTGCATCCGATACATATTCTTTTTCGCTATTTTCAGCAGTGTTAAGGCAAATCACCCGTAGCTTCTTGCTCTCGAAGTCTCGATAGCAGTAGCCCTCGGTGGTACTGCCCATTGTAGCTCCGTCGTTGTACGCGCCGCACAGACCGTAAAGCTCTGTTGCGGACAGTACGCTGCCGTTTTGTGCCTTACTGTATTGCAGGCTATCGTGGTTGCCCAGTGTGCGGAATTGAGAAATCCCGCTGAAAGCTTCGTCAATGTCGGAGTTGATCTCCTTGATGTGCTTCCGCCCTTCTGTAAGCGTAGTGGTGGAGCTACCCGCTGTGTAATCGCCAAGATAGCAACCGAAGTCGAGATTTGGCAGAGCATACGCAAGTATCTTCGCCGCCATGCCTGCGTGCTTGTTGCCTGTCACGATGTCCGCTGAAGTGTCAAGCTGGTGTGCGTCGCTCATGGCGATAAAGGTGATGCTCTCATCCGTCTGTACGGCTTTAACTTTTGAAGCCACCGCCAGTGCCTCTGCTTTTACATAGCTTGGAATATCTGCGTGGGTAATGGTGTCTTTGCTTGGCAGCGCCGTCACCGCAGCCCCCATTTCAGCTACTTTATATTTCGTGGTAGTGCCGTTTTTTACGCGGATAGCTGCCGCAATGTCCTGAATTGACGCTTCCTCATATAATTTTTTAGACATCAGTAACTCACCTCCGTACCATCGGGTAGGGCGGCTATGACATCATTAACAATCTCTTGCTTGTCCGATTCCGTCCAATAATCCGTGCCTTTGACGGGTGTTTTGCCGTCTGCGCCCGTTGCTCCCGTGTCGCCTCTGTCTCCCTTGGCACCTTTGAGGGCGGCGAGCTGTTCGGCGGTGAAATCAGAATAAGTGAACGCAGCTCCTGTGTTTCCCTTGTCGCCCCTTACGCCAGCAACTCCGCGAGACGGTTTCCCGGTGTCTGTACTGCCGATGTACCAATTCCCATTGTCACCGATGTGCGGAGTGACACCGTTCTCTCCGCGAGACGGCTTGCCCGTATCGGTGCTGCCAATATACCAGTTTCCGTTCTCACCGATGTGCGGGGTGACACCGTTCTCTCCTCCCGCGTCTTTATCATCGTCACCGACCTTCTTAGCCGCCAGAACCTTGTCCTTGAAGCTGAGTTCCCACGTCTCGCCGTTTTTGAAATTGGGAGTTGCACCAAGATATTCTGTGTCAGCGGGCAGAGTAACGGTAATATTTCCGCTTGCCGCGAAAGTTAAGCGCATCCAACACTCGAACTTGCCTGTCGGATATGTCAGTGTCAATGTCGTGACATCGGTGAAGCGGTACTCGGTATTGTCGGCGAGGGTTATGTTCGTGCCTGTGGCGTGGGTGTGGGATTTAGGAACGAGCTCGTCGAGTGCCGTCTTAACATTTGCGACATTCGGCAACTGCGTGTTGGTATAACTGACGTCTTCAGCGGTTGATGCTCCGCCGCCACCGCCTATTTCCTTGCCGCTATAGGTCGGCTTGCCGTCAGTTTCCGCAAACTTATCAAGCACCGACTTGTTGGCGTGCGTATGCCGTGCGGCGGTGTTAAGCGCGATTTCGGCGGCAAGGCTGTGCGAGAACCGCTCCGTCCCGTCGGGGATTGACACTTTGGCCGTGCCCGTTATCATAGGTGCATAGCCGACTATCTCGCCGTCCGCAAAAGCGACAAGCTGCGCTGCCATGTTCCCCGGCTCAGGCACGATATCGCTCGTGATTTTGACCGTCACATAGCCGTCCGTAGGAGTCAACAGCTCGGTTTGCAGATACTCGCCGACCGTCGACTCAAAGTAGACACGATAGCTGTCTGCGCCCTCAAGCTCGGCGGGAACGGGGAGAGAAAGCTCCGTGAAGTTGTTCTCCGCTCGATATCCAACGTCATACCCGCGAGGGCGAGCATAATCAACCGTTATCGTTCTTATCTGCATCTTTTCCCGCCTCCCCATTCTCGCCCTCCACGGGCGTTTTTTCGAGCTCTGAGAGCATATCGGACAACAGTTCGATTTTGCCGCAAACCTTGGCAAGCTCGACTTTATTGACCTCTATCTGCTGTATCAGCTGCGCGTTGTGTTTCTGCAAGGCTTCGCCCTGCGCCTTGATATCTGCAATTTTCTGTTCGATTTCTGCTTTTGTCATGTCGTCCTCCTTATGATGCGAAAGCGAGTTTTTTCGAGCCTGTTGCATCTGACCAGAATGTTATGCCACTTTGAGTGAATGTAAGACGATAAGCCTTGCCGCTCGTGTCCATAAGTCGAACTTCGGCTCTGTCGCTTTTTGCGGCGAACAAATCCGCACGAACATAATTATTGCCGGCTGACGTAGTGTCCTGAACTCGAACCGTGAACGCCGGAGAGCCTGCCACGACCGAAGCCCCGAAACTCGTAACGAACTTGTTTGCCGAGTTGTAACCGGTTGCTCGGTACGCGAGATATTCGCCTGGAGATGTTGTGTAGCCATATTCATTGACGTGTAATGCCCGCCTGATTCGCGTTGTGTCTTTTTCCACGAGCATATAATCGGTGTCCCAGTTATTAGTCAAACCGCCGACGGCAGGCATCGCCGCAGAAGCGTTCGCGGTTGACGTGCCAAACCTAAAGCCTTTCGAGGACTGCTCGCCGAGCGTAAACTCAGGTGCGGCTATAGTCGCATACCAGTCGCCGCCGAGTGCGGTTTTAAACAGCATCGAGCTGCCAAAGGTCAGATATTTTTCCCCTGTTCCGGTTCCTGTGCCTGCGCCTTGATATAGGTCAAGCACGCCGCCGGACAAGTCCGCCTTGTAGCCGTCGTCGTTTAAGACGGACAGCTGACCACCGTCAAGGTTTATATCGCCGCCAGTGATGTTGATGTCGGAAGCTTCGATGTGCCCGGTTTCGAGGTTAAAAGAAAATCCGTTTGTGCCGCCTGTGATGATACCCGTCGTTATAGCCGTTGCGTTTATGCCCGCTCCGGTCATGGCGTTGGTGTAGGTCTTGCCGCCGTCTGTGGTGCAGCCTATACCGCCGTAGGTGCATTTAACGCCTTGCAAGCCGTCTGTCGCGAAACATTCCCATCCGTCCGGGTTTCCGTCCTTGTCGAGGTCGAGAATGCGGTAATATCCGCCGTTTGCCCCGTTTATAGCGTCTGTGGCGGCTTTTATTGCCGCTTCCATCGAGTTTTTAACCTTGCTGAGTTCAAGCTTTACGGACGCGCTGACAGAGTCGAAAGACATCTCCGTTGTGTCGAGATTGGGAGATGTGATTGTGGACTGCAAGCCGCCGGAGAGGTCTAACTCCTGCTGTGCTACATAGACGGTATATGACTTGTTGTTTTTGTCTTTAACGGTGATAATATCTCCGACCTCTACACACGGGTCTCCGCGCCATGTACAAGTTGACGGATACCATGTACGCCCGTTATACCGTGCATATATCGCGTCTATCTCGGCATGGGTAACAAGCGGATTTGCAAAAGACAGTGGAACTCCTGCGCCTTTCGTATAGACATCTTCGTCCTCGCCCGCTGTAACCGCTTCTATTTTGACCGCGCTCTCTGCGGACTTTTTAAAACCGTTTTCCCACTGGACATCTGCCGTCACGGTGTAGTCATAGGTACTGCCCGGACTAAAAAACCACGAGATATAAAGCTTTCCGACCGTGTTTACTCGCGCAGACATTCCCGCGCATCCGACGCAGTAGCCGAGCACATCTCGCTCGCTCTGCTCTGTCAGTTCTGCGGCTGTTGCAACGCCGATAACATGATTTTTCAAGGCAGTCTGTGCCGCCGTATCGACATATGTAACGCTCAAGCCGTGCATACTCGCGATATTCTCGACGACATCTTTCAGTGTCGTGGTGTCCGTCACGGTGATAGACGGTGTCCACTTGCCGCCGAGTTTGTCTATCTCATCATAGCCGGTGACGGTCAAGGTCTTTCCGTCGTCGTCCGTCTCCGGCTTCTCCGTCGCAAAATATCCGCAAGGCGTATAATAATATGTTCCGTCCGCCAGGAGCACACCACTTTCGATAAATGCTATCTTGTCGCGGTAGTTATAGGTGGGTGACGGATTATTAAAAGTTGCGGAATAGGAGCTTGAGCCCACACTTCCGACCGTTGCGTCCTCGTCTCCGTTGAGAACCTGTGTCACGCTCAAGCTCAGTAAGCCGTCCGTTACGACGACCTTATCCGAGACAAAAGAGCGAATCCCGAGAGTCGTCACATAATGTCCGAATGTTATCCGGTTGATTATGTGACGAGTCCGCTTGGCATAAGCAGTTCTTACCGCTGCGCGTTTTGTCGCGTTGATTATCTTATACACTGCCCGTGCCCCCTTACATCTCGGTCAAATTGAAGCTGACCTCTTTATAAGTCCAAAGAGTCTCGCTGTATATCTGCTCTATATCTGCTTCGAGCGTCGAGCAGTAGAATGTCTTTGTGCCGAATGTGCCCGTTTTCGGGTTCGGCAACCAACAGTCGAAACTGTCGGCAAGGATAATGTCCGCGATTTCTGCATACTGCGTGTTGTTCAATCCACTCGGCATCGTGGCGGTATATTTGTTCTTTCCCGTCACGATATCGCGGAACATTGTTCCCTTGTTGTTGTCACGCCCGCTTTTGCTGCTGTCGATGATATTTATTCCGGGCTTCAAGCCCATCGGCGTGGGAAGTGTTTTCCATGTCGATGTACCCGTTTTTTTTATTTTCATTACGGCTATACTCATACGCTCACCCCCGCGAGCGGCGTTTTGCCAGTTCTTCTGACAACGCCGTTATGGTATTCAATTACCGATTGCCCGACGACCTTTCCGTCGAGCGTGGTATAAATTGAAATTGATATCGGGCGTGAGTTATCCCCGCCGAGTTCATTCATGACCTCGCGAACCGCCTGTTTCATCGTCGACAAAGGCGAAACAACTTCGGGCTCGCGCTTGTTATCGCCGAGTATGGCAGTGTATTCGCCGTAGTTTCTCGGGACAACTGTACCTGTTGCAAGGCGAGGTATGCTGACGGTAGGCAGATTGAAGCCGAACTTCTTGCCGCCTATTCCGGGCACCCAATCGGGAATATTCCACGAGATTCTATTTGCTTTATTGACAACGGTATTTATGCAACGCTCGACGAGCGAAATTATGCCGTTAAGTCTGTCACGACCTGAGCTTTTGATTGAATCCCACATTCTCGACGCGCCAGAGGTTATTTTATTCCAAAGGTCGGCTGCGCCGTGCGCGATTTGACTGCCGAAAGATTTGATAGCATTCCAAGCCGCCGAGAACGCGCCCGATTTTATTCCGGTTGCAATACCGACGGAGAAAAGCGCCGCCCCTGCCGCTATAAGCGGAATATTTGTCGTCGCAATACCCGCTATAAGGAGAGCTGTTCCCAGCGCGATTGAGCCCCATGTCACTATCTGCGCGAGCCACGGAGGCATAGCTTCAAAGGCTCCGCTCTTGTCTCCGACTGTCATTCCAGTGGCAAGAAGCATAATTCCCGCAAGTGTAAGATAAATGTCCCCCTTGACTATACCGACAACCAAGAGAGCTGTGCCGAGTGCCATTCCGCCCCATGTGATTATCTGCTTTAACCAGCCGGGCGTAGCCTCAAAAGCCCCGCTTGCCTCGCCGTATTTTACGCCCGTCATATATAGAGCGATACCCGCGAGAATAAGCTTCGGGCTAATTTTGACAAGTCCGACTATAAGCAACGCCGCACCGAGTATCATCAGCCCCCATGTGATTATCTGATTAACCCATGTTGGCGTACTCGAAAATGCACCCGTGTTCTGTCCGACTTTTATTCCCGCCGCAATGAGTGCTATACCGAGAATAATCGCGGGGATATTAACCGTCGCTATGCCTACCATAAGTAGTGCAACGCCGAGCAACATCGACCCATAAGCCGCTATTTTCGCCATGTTGCCGTCGAGGTCGTCGAGATTGGTGTTGAATGCGGGCACAGACGACGCATCTGTGGCGCCTGAACTGCTTGAGCTGTTATCACTGAGCTGGTTCAGCTCGTCGAAACTCGCAAGGCTTCGAGAAGCTTTTTCCGCCGCCTTGCCGACCTTGCTTGTCGCCGTTGCTTGCTTATTAAGTGCCTTTGCGTTTTTCTGCATCTGTGATACAGATTTGCCGAAAAGCGCGGCGGTAAACGATGCGAGAAAAGCCGATGCTTGTTCGAGCGCGTGCAGTAACGCTTTAATCGCAGGCAATGCAAACTCGTATATCGGCTGAAACGCCGTCAAGAGATTACCCTTTATGTTGGCAAGAGAGGTCTGTATCTGCTTGTCCGACGAGGTCATAGAGGTGAGCAGCTCTTTAAGCTTTCTGAGTGCCTTTGTTATGACAGTAAAAATGAAAACTCGCTTTGCAAGACCGCCTATACGTTTGACAAATTTATCAAGACCGGCAGTAGCTCCAGTCAAGCCCTTTTTAAATCCTGCAGGTGCTTTGGCGTCCAGAGCTTCCCGGAGCTTTGTTTTCGCAATATCGGCTTTACTTTTGAGTCCGCCGAGTTTTTTCTCTGCATCTACGATAGCCGCTTCGGACGAGGCAAGCTGAGCGGAACGGTCGGTCTGGTGTTTCGCTTCGGCTTTACTTTCAATCTTTTCGATTTTTTCAAGGACTTTGTCATATTCCGCCTGCAAGCTGTGGACTTTGTCAACCCACTCGCCGGATTTGCCGTCAGCTCCGGCAACGCCATGTTCCCACTGCTTGTCATATTCGGCGACTTGCTGTTTTGCTTCGGCGATTTTCGCTTTGAGCGTTTCCGCCTGTTCTATCAGCGGTTTTGCGGCTTCCGGCTCGATATATCCGTCGTCAGATTTGAGATTTTCATATTCCGTGCGCAGTCTTTCGACTTCGGCTATCTGCTTTTCGACTTTGGCATTTGCTTCATCGACATTGTTCTGCAACCGTTTCATCTTCGCCGACGACTGGTCAACTTCCTTGCCGCTGAACGCCTGTTTGACGCGCTGATACATACGTGACACCGATTTATTCACCATGTCCGTCGCTTTATTCACGCCGTCCGTGTCAAATTTTGTGTCAAATTTGAGAGAGCCGTCAACCATTCAATCACCCCCCGCTATCCTAAAAGTTTATTGAGCGCGTCACGTTCTGCCTGTTCCTGTGCCGAGTATTTGCGCTCAATATCTATCATCTTTTTGTGTTCTTTGTAAAATTCCTGCTCCCACTTGTCGAGCTTCTTGTGTCTGTTCTTCTTTTCACGGATAGAACGGACTGTCGAGAAAAGGCACTCGCCAATCTCTGCAAAATAGCCGAGGAACGTCCACCAATGCATATAGGGCACGGCGCGGACTTCCTGCCCGGCGGTCTTGTTTACTGCGGAAAAAATCATCTTTTCGTCCTGAGACCATGACATGACCTTTTTCTGTCGCTGTTGACCTGCTTCTTTATAGTCCTCACCGCCATCAAGAAACCACGACGCTTTTTCAATCGCCTCGTTGCAGGCTTCTCTCGGTATCGAGTCCGGTTCTTTATATAAACAGTCCAGCATAACCGCCATTTTGTCATACTCATTGAGTTCCGGGTCGTCAAACGCCTCGAAAATGACAAGCGCAACGCGATAGTCGGAGCAGATAGAATATTCTTTGCCTGCCACTTCGAGCGTGGTCGGAAGATAGCCTATCATAAGCTATTTTTAAACCTCGCGGCTTCGGCTTCGTACTTTTTGATACGGGCTTCGGCTTTCTTCTGCTCGGATTTTATGTCAGTTTCTATAATCGGAAGAACTGCATTGAAAACGCGCTCGAAAAGCGGAACGCCGCCGCGAGTCGAAAGCGGTGAAGCTGTGCCGAACAGAACGCCGGACACTTCGGAGTTGAAGATATAGTCGAACTGACCGCATATGAACTTGCCGAGGTCGCGGAGACTATCAGCTGCCGTCTCATCGTCAAGGTCTGCCGAACCGTCGCTCTTTATCTTGACGTTCTCATATTTCTTCATTTCTTCGTTTATATTGTTTTTAGCGTTCCGCAGACGCTCTATAAGTCCGTAGTCGGCGGTATCTATACGGACAATTCTCTGCGGGTCGCCGTTAATTTCGTAGCTTTTAAAGCCGTCGTCAAAGTTTATACTCTGTCGCTGCTGTGCCATGTTTTACCTCCTAAAAAGGGAGAGAGGCTGCCGAAGCAGCCCCCCTTTTTGATTACTTGGACGAATCTGCGGTAAACGTTTTTGTTGCCGCATCAAAAGTTCCCTTTGTGCGTCCGCCGTTGTAGTGGATTTCAAAGGGAATCTGAACGCCGTCTTCGCCGCCTATCGACTGCGGAATGATAATAGCGTTCTCGCGATACGCCCACTCACACGAGCCGTCGGTCTTGAACAGCGCGTCAACGACAGTTGTTTCAAGAGCCGAGCCAGTCGCGCGGTCGTTGATTATGGACGCAAGGTGCTCATAGAGCGGGTCGCCGCTATAAGCATAATAAGGGTCAACAGAGCCCTGCGGCTCGTAGCCCTTGACATTGGTCGAGTTCTCGCCGAGTATGTTCTTTTTGGTCTCCGAGTCCGGATTCATCTCAATCGCATACTCTTCAAGATCTTTGCCCAAACGGACATAGTTTGCAGCTGTGCCATTAAACGACGAATCGATGTAGTGTGCAAGATATTTGCGCTCTATCTTTGCGTTTGCCGTATTGGCAGTAGTTCCAGGCATTAAAACTCCTCACTTTCTATGGTATATTCGGCGTAGATTTGAAGCTGATATGTGACGCCGTCGTTCACGTTCCCTGTCGGGACTGCAAAAAGCATCGCATTTGCGCAGCTCATTTTTGTTATCTCGCCCGGCAGCTCTTTGCCGTCGACAACAGATGTCACCACGATATGTTTCTGCTTCTCGAGCCAATAGTTCAGCTCCAATAAAAAAGCACTGTGCGCCAGTCGGTCAAACTCGTTGAACGGTCTGCCGTTGGCGTACAGTACAAAGCTGTGTTTGCGTTTCTCATTGCCTAAAATATCTTTTCCGACAAGCGCATCGCCCGAAGAATAGAGTCCGAAGTCCCCGCTCTTGTTTTCGGAAAAATCGACATGCAAGCCGTTGCAAAAGTCGTCTATTTTAGGACACTGAGAGAGTGTTTTTTTAACGGTTTCGATTATGTTCATCTATTTGCCGCCTCCTGCGCGTCGGCGAGAATTTTGTCCGCACGGTCGGCTTTCATACGCTCAAACCAGTGCGAACCTGCGGACGAATTTTTTGTAGTGTCGTATGTCAGCGGTCTCCCCGTCGGGGCTTTACTCGGCGGTGACCACCAACCCACAATCTCGCCTTTTTCTTTGACTGGGATATTGGGACCATATATCTCGCCCATATACAGATAATGCGCATAGGGTCCGAGCTGTTTGACCTCGCCCGAGCCTATGACGGTCGGAATGGTCAGTGCCTCTGACATTAAAAAGCCGGACTGATACGGGATATACGGCTTCATAAACTTAATGACATCAGAATCGATAACGCACTGGATTCTATACGCCCTTTGGTTCATCTCTTTTGCAAATTGCGGATTCCAGTGAATCTTGACATTTATCGTCCCGGTATATTCCATATTGTCGGGTTGCTTTATTTTGTCGGACACGCTATCACCTCACATCAAGCTCGGTGTGGCGCATTTCCGCCGAGCCATAATCGCACATCCGGCAAGCCATGACCGTGTGGACATCATACCCGGCAAAAAGCTTTTTTACGCTCGCGCTCTGAGCTTCTTCGGTCGAGTTATCAATCGTCAGAGGTACAGAGTCTTTGATTATAAGGTCTTTCTGCGGAGTGAGCCGCAAGAGCAACGGCAGAAAAACCGTCACCGTGTCGCTCTCGGTCTTGCCGTTTTTGCCCGTCGAGGCGGTTGACTTCATATCCCAAAAAACGCGCGGCAGGAATATCCGCTCGTATTTGCCCCCTATAAGGCGGTACACGGTTGCTTTTGTGTTGGTATACATCTTTACCCCCTGTAAAGTAAACCCGTGTCACCGAGCCACAGATGCAGAATACGGCTATATTCCTGCTGACTCTCGCGGTGTCTGTCGGTTGCCGATGCATAAGATACGGAGTAGCTGCCAACGCTCTCGGAGGTCTTGCCGCTCTGGTTGTCTGCGCTATGTTCCGACTGTAAACATTCGGCAAGCTCGCAGCAACAAGACTTAATCGCTTCCGTCACTTCTTCAATCCGGCTGAATGTGTGCCGCTCAATAACCTTGGAGGCTCTGACGGCGAAAAAGTCGAAGTCGTCCTTGCTCATAGCGTCCCCGCCGTGGAGATAGTCATTGAGATAGTAGCCGTAGTCTGCATACTGTGTCATCGTTGGTCACTCCTTATGCCGTAGCTTTGGGCTTGAGGATTACGCCATTGAGGGCAGCCGCCTTGAGGGTGTTTTTGAGGACAACGCCCGCGACAAGCTCAACCTCGCCCATCTTTACTGCGCCCGGTGCGCTCATATCGGGCAGATAGGTGTTTATAACGCCAGTACCAGTGGGCGCGATACCGTGAAATGCATCGAGACCGATGTTGACTGCGTAAATGCTTGAGGTACCCGCCACAGAAGTAGAGGGAGTCGATGTAGCAATGCAGTCAACGGACGCGCTGCCGTCGTAGTACTTGCCCGCGTCGAGCATGGGGATATCGCCGTACATCTCAACCCAGCGACCGAAATCGTCACGCTCGCGGGAGTAATAACCAGCTCTGCGGGCGCAAGCTCTGACCTTGAGGAGCATATCGCCATTCATGAGCAGGAGCGACGGCTTACCGTCAACCTTATGAACAAGCTCGTCAAGGTCGTCGAGGAATGCGGCGTAGTTGGCATCGAGTTTGGACGAATCGGAGAGGTCAATAGTGGAAGTTATCTCGGTGGACTTGCCAGCGAGGGACTTTCTCAGACCGTCGAAAGTGTTGGTCACATAGCCTGCTCCGGTGCTTGCCGAAGAGCCGTTAATAACGAGGTTGTGGAAATAGTTGGTCGTTGCCTTGACCTTTTCGCGGAGCTGAAATGCTATCTCATCAACCGCGCCGGAGGTATTCTCGATAACACGGTCGACGCTGAACTTGCCGCCCATGATTATCGCCTTTGCGGTCTTTTCGGCGCGCTTTGCCTCGTTCGAGGTATACTCGCCGTTAATCTGACGAGTGGCGGCGGTGGAGGGAGTCTGGAGCTGAATATAGCCGTAAGTCAGAGTCGAACCACCAGTACCGGGTGAAATCGCGTTGTCGAATGTGAGCATATCGAGGAGCAGAGACGAACGTCTGAACTCGTCGATAACCATCTGGTCTACATGGTCAGCCATGCCGACCTTTGCTTCTGCAAGAGTAATTGCCATTGTTTAAATCAACCTTTCTTTGAAAATTTCTCGGAAAGCGCAGAACGGAGGGTCATATCGCCGTTCGGATTCTGCCTTCTTCCCGTTCCGCCTGCATAGGGCGGAGGTGTGTTGTTGTCCTCGTCAAAAAGATATCCGTTATCTTTCTTGAGGGTTTCGAGCGCGGCATCTATATCGTCGCGCTGATTTTTGCTCGCCTTGAGTGCGTCAACATCGAGCAGCGCCTTGACTGCTTTCACGCTCTTACCTTTTTTGCCAGTTATAGCAAGGTCGAGCGCGTTCTCGAAGTCGAGGTTGGCGAGCTGCTGCTCATATTTTGTTTTCTGCGTGTTGAGGTCATTTGTGAGGCTTGTTATCTTGCCTTTTAAGTCCTCAACATCTACGCCCTCGAACTCTTTGAGTGAGTTTGTAGCGGTGTCGAGCTGACTCTTGAAGTTGTCGCGTGCCGCCGTAACCTTGCCGAACTCGGCGATGGTCTTATAGTTCTCCGCGACTGCCTTGTCGAAGTCTGCTTTCTTATCCTCGGAAACGGTAACACCGTATTTTTCGAGAATAGCGTGAATGTTTTCCATAGTAAAATCCTCCTGAACATTGCTTGTATACCGCTCTGTCTGCGGTCAGAATTTAGCCACATGAACCAGTGGCGGGGTAAAAATGGATATAAAAACAGCGCCTCGCACGAATGCGAAACGCTGAGATTATTGATTTGTGTCATTTCCTTTTACGGCTTCTCTGCCTTGTTTATAACTGAATCCCGCCGCTTTCAGACGCGCAGTTTGTGTCCGCAGTCCTGCCGCTTTGGAGAATCGCGCATATTCCTGATTAAGGCGGGTATATCGTGTTCTCGCCGCCTTGAGTGCATCGTCGTCGCCCGCGCCCTCGAGAACCGTTATCTTTCGCTTGCATTTACGGATAGCAGTTTCAAGCCGCCGCTGCGCTTGTGTCGCTTCATAGGTGGTATAGTGCTTGCCTTGATATGTTATGCCGTTGGCGTTCGCCCTTTTAAAGGCTTCCAACTGCTCGGCAGTGTATGTAGGTTCGGTAACGCCATAAAAGATAGGAAAAGCCGCATGACCGCAGTTCAAAGTGCCGATTCGGCGAACGAGACTATCGTTGAGCTTCTGATAGTCCTCATCGCGGTATTGCTTGCCTTGTATAGGTTCGTGGTCGGGAGCACTTGCGGCGTGGGCTGATATTTCCCAGCCGTCCGCGCCGTACTTCTCGTGATTTTGTTCGCTGATTTTTTCCTGCATCAGACCGAGACCACCCATAATATTACGCCTGACCGCCGTTTCTATCGACGCTTTCGCACCGCTCTCATAGTCAACGGTTACAAGCCCCCGCTGATAGAGGTTTCTGCACGCCGTTTGAACCGCCGTGTTATAGTCTGCCGCGCCCGTGAACACCTGTTTAAAGGCGAAGTCGCAGCAGGCGTTATAAGCGTCATAAAGCGGCAATCTCTGCCCGTATGGGCTTATCATACCTATGGTCTGCGTTATGTTGGTGAAGTCGTCCTGTGCAAGCGTGACCGCCGCTTTGACTATCTGCTGTAAGCTCTCGCTTTCCTCGAACGGAACACCCGCAACGGTCGGCAGCTTTGACAAGTCAAATTTATATCCTTCTTCTGCCGCTTGTTCAAATATCTCATCTATCTCGTCGAGAGATACATTCAACAGTTCGGCAAGCTTTTTCTTGACTTCTTTTTGACTTTTTCCGAGCTCTTGTATCTTCCATATTTGATATCCTGCCGTGGAGGTTATCTGCCCCGCTTCGGCTACTCTTCGGGCGATATCCCGTAGCAAGAAGTCGGTCATCGGGTCTGTTATTTGCATCGCGAGTATTCTCAATGCGTCAATGCTTTCCGGCGGCAACATAATTACTCATCTCCCGCCGTCATGCTCTCAAGCTCCGGCATATAGTTGTCTCGTATGTTTTGGATAGCTTCCGGAGTGTCCCACGGCAGCTCAAAATACCACGCAACAGCTATCTCCGGCTTAATAAGTCCCATCTGCACCATAGCGCAGTACTCATTCCACGTCTTGTCGCGGTTATAAAGAACACCGTCGCCGTAGTCGAGTGTAACCTCGTCCGGAGCGATAGGTGCATAACCGCCGATATGATAAAGCGCGCCAAGCTCCGAGCAAAGTTCCAGCAGCTTTTTAACTGTCTTTGTCCAAATCCCCTGCATATCGATTATAGTCAGATTATAATCACCGTCAGAAGATGTTATTTCCGTAGCTGTTCGCTCGGCTTCCTGCACATCTGACAAAATACCGCGCTTAAAGCCGATAAGACTTTCGATATTCCGCAGATATTCGGTCTTTCTTGTAAGATAGCTCTGCTCGCGGAACGCGGGCGAGAATATCGTCACGCCGAAGTCCTGCGGGTCTTCGTCAAAAGCGGTAAAGATATCATCCTCGAGACTGCGTGTCTTCGTATTTCCGTTCTCGCCAGACTTCTGCCGGGTGAGGTCTTCGGGCACCATTATACGCGCCCTACCGAGTTCAAACTCGCGGGAAAGCTGCCATTCGTTACGGTTGATTCGCGCTATGAGCTGTGCCGCTGGTGCATATATCGCTACGCCGTCCGCCGAACCGTCGACCGTGTTGTAAAGCGGCGTTTTGAGTGATACAAGACCGATTCCGTCAACGGGCAACACCGCCACAGGCTCTAAATTCGCATATTTTTCGAGCGTGTCGAGTGGGACTTCCACGCCGAGCGTGTTTGAGTCGCTTGACCGAAAGAGCTTTGTTTCTATCGTCAAAGCTTGCCCTGCCGTCCTGCGCTCGAGCAAAGTATAATATTTGCCGTCTTCGATTGTCGTTTCCGCAGTTCCAACACTTGTAAGCTCGTTCAGCTCGTTTCTCGCCAGCGGTATAAAGCAATCGCGCCTAATCGGGACAAAATAAAACCCGTCCGCAGTTGGTACAGGCTTTATAAGGCATTCGCCGGAGATGAGTGCCTGCTGAAACGCTTCGCGCCGTATCTCTTCCAGCTCGCCGAGAACTCGCTCTGCAAATGCGTTTTTAGTGCTTGTCTCATACTCTGAAAAAGTGGTCTTTATAAGCTTATTGACGACGAGAACGGGCAGTCGCTGACAGTCGTCGAGACCGTCGCTCTCATGGTCAAAATACATCTCGAGCCATAGCTTGATAGCGATTTTCATTTCTCGCGTCGTGATATCTTTGACCCCGAATGCATCGCTGAAATTATATATTTTCTCGCAATTAAGCAGCGCAGATATAACGCTCATTTGTTGCCCTCCGTGTTTATTACTATCTTTTTGAGTGACCTAACGCCGCGCTCAAGCCCTGCGATATACGCCCTCAAACGCTCGTTCTCGCGCGTCAGTTCGTCTACCTCAAGATTCAAGCTCCGGAGCTCTTCTTTCATGCTCTCTTTGGCGTATGACGGCAGATATTTTTCACATATCCACATCTTGATTTTCTTCATTTTTGTCCCCTCTGTACCCCATCCAGCGGAGTTCCCTCCTTAATACCGTGTAACAAAAGTAACGCATATCGTCCATCGCGTGGTCATATTCCTTTACAACCTTGTCAACGGTTGATTTATCGTCCCAGCGATACATGCCGAACTCTTTCAAGATGCCCTGACAGCTCGAATTTATCTTTATGGCGCCGCCTTTGACCATCTCAGAAGTGACTCGGATTCCGTCAATTACATCGTTTTTTGCCTTGCGCACCGAGAACTTACCGTGCTTTCTTATGCATGTGATAAAGCTCGCGGCGGACGGGTCAACAATTATTCGCTCAATGTCATAGCCCTCGGCGAGTTCTTCGACCGCTTTATAATATTCCTCGTCGGTCATTTGTCTCTGTCGCTTGCGACCGTCATAATAAAACTCTTTAATGCGTGTCGCCGTCTTGCCGTTTAAGCACCACAGACCCGCCGAAAACGGATTCAATGTGCCATAGTCGATAGATATAAAATAGCGCCCCTGTTCCGGGACGGTATCATCAATTAAACTGTTGACATCGACATCGTAAACAAGCCCATCTGCCGCTACCCACAGACCTAAAATAAACCGCTGATAAAACACTCCCGACGGGTAAAGCCTGAAATATCGCTCTCTTATCTCGTCGGTAAGTGACGGATTGTCGGTTAATAAAAAGTGTATGTGGTAGACATGTTTCTCTTCGGGCTTTGTCACCCATTCTTCGTAAAACCAATGTGCCGGGCTGTCGGGGTTGCAGTTGAACCAGTACTTTGACCCGGTCACCGAACATCTCGCGAGCGACTGCTCCACGAACGAGCGAGGCATAAGCGCAACCTCGTCTAAGAGCACGCCCGCAAGGGTCAAGCCCTGAATCAATCCCGCCGAACTCTCGTCTCTGCCGCCGAACACATAGAAATAGTTTGTCTTGTCGTTCCCGGTCACCACAAGAAGCTTGCTTGACCTCTTATAATTAAGCTCAAAATACGCCGTTAAATCGGTCATTCCGAGCAGCGGCGTTATTATGTTACGCTCTGCCGATTGGACGGTCTTGCCGCATATAGCGAACGTCTGACCGTCAAAATACCGCATAGCCCAATGAATGAACGACAGAATCATGCAGACGGTCTTGCCTGAACGGACTGCACCGTCGCATATAATAGCATCATATTTGTCTTTATCCTTGCCGTGACACCAGCGCAAAATCTCTTTTTGCTTCGGCGACAGTGTTGTTATTTTCATTCGTCGTCACCGTCCAGTGCCTTGTAAAGCTCTGATATGTCGCTCTGCTGCTGACCGCCATTCTCGGCGGCAAGCTCCATTAAAGCTTTAAATGCCATTGTGTCGCCGTTCATCGCCCGATTGAGCTGCGCGTATATCATCGCCTCTTTGGCTGATATATTAGCCCCGTCCGTTATCTCGCTCAGGTAGTTGACCTCTGCCGGGTCACTGTTTTTGAGGTACATCGACATGGCGCGTCTCACTATTTCGCGGGTATCTCTCAGGTCACGGCGCACCTCGCCTGAACGCTTTCCGCCTTTCCTCTGGTCTTCCACTGTTAAAGTGTGTCTTTTACCCGCAAAATCTGTTTGTTTAGCCATGCCACCACCTCTCTTTTAATTCGCTGTTACCAACGCTTTTTCTTGACCTCGGGCGCCATGAAATTGAATCCGAACTTACCCATATCAAAGTTGAATATGCCGCCGAGCTCTTTGTCAAGGAAGCCGAAGTCCCATTCCGCCTTTTCCGCGACTTTGTTGTCAGCGAGCCTAAATGCTTTTATCTGCTCGTCGTCGAGGTCATCGGCAACAATGCAAGGCACCTCCGCCAAATGGAGCTTCTTTGCCGCCTTTAGTCTCGTGTGACCACATATGACTGTGCCGTCACCGTCAATTACTATCGGGACTTTGAATCCGAACTCCGATATGCTCTCAGCGACATACTCCACCGCTTCGCCATTTCTGCGCGGGTTGCGCTCATACGGTTTGAGGTCTTTTACTTTCTTTGTGATTATCTCCATTACGATTTACCACTTAGGGCTTTTTTGAGCCAATCCTTTGCGGCGAACGACCCAGCGTTAATCCAAACACCGTTTTTTTGTTTTATTCCCAAATGCTCTAATTGCCCGTCGTCCATTCTTTGAAAATAGAATGTGCTTCCGTCTGCTCCAGCTTTTTTTACCAAATGTCTGCCAGCTGCGGACTGTGCCGCCGCTCTGAGTGCTCCGCCTCTTCTGTCAAGCGCGTCACGGTTATTTATCCAAAAAGCCGCGCTTGTTTGTTTTCGTAAGCCCTCTCCGTTTATGAAATCAACCGCGCTTTTATAGCTTTGATATACTTTTTCGTACTCTTTAAGTCGATAGTCTACTTCTCTTGCTTTGAAAGCGGCTTCGTCAAACTTCGCGTCCCTTTTTGCGTTGCGCTTAGCTATATGTTCCGCACGTTCATTTATTTGGGCTTTTATCTCTTTGGCACTTAGCCCTAACATCGCTTTCTCTTTGCCGCCATATCCGACCGGAACGAGTTCACCTGCAACATTCTCGGCGTACACTGGCAAAACTGTTTCTTCTACCGAATCGAAAAACTTCTTGCGCAGGTCGTTCGCCCACTCTATCTGTCTCGGGGTTCCTTCGAGTTCGGGCAAGTCCCGAAACGGTGCTCGCAAGTCTCCGCTTAAAGTGTGTATTCCGCCTTTTCTTTGTGCCTCGCGCTCCGCCCTTGTCGTAGGTCTTGGAGGTTTTGCCATAATATCACCCCGTGTTAATGGAAGTGCTATCGGTAGTTATTCAAAAAAATCCGAACAACTACCGATAGCAGTGAAACCATATGTGCCGCCCGAGCTGCGTCTTGTCGTCAGCCATCGTTTTACCGTCCGCAAACTTGTGCGCCCGATTCGTCCCGGAACGCCCGATACTTAACTTCTCGCGCTTCCTCGCACTCTTGGCGGCAGCGACTTAAATAGTTTTTGGGTCGGAGCAAAGGACTCGAACCTTTAATGCGCTTATGCGCATATCGCCTGAAAGCTCCGCATAAAAAGCCCTGCTATTAAACCCGCCGCAGGGCGAGGCGGTAAGAAAGGAGCCGGTTTTCCGCACCGGCGAGCGGTGGAGATGTGGTAAACAACATGAACGGAGAAAAGAAGTAAAAGCGGTTGCCCGTCCACTTTTACATCTATATGATATCATATCTCCCAACTGTATTTCACTGTATTTTACAGTATTTTACTGTACACTTTTAGCGTTGAGGAGTTCTTCGAGTGCCGCGCAAGCTTTCTTGTTCGTTTTCCAACACCACTCTCGGGAATATCCCATCTCTTCTGCAATGTCTTCAAAGCTCATCCTGCTGAGGTGCCTCAAAAGCAGGAACTCTTCCCACTGCGGCGGGAGTTGGCTCACAAGAGCCTGAAACTCGTTTTCAGCGGCGAATTTTTTCTGATATATCTCTATGATTTCGTTGCCTAAATCGACATATTGAGATATTAAGCTGCTCATTTTGTCCTCTGCTGTCTTCTGCACCGACTCGGACGGCGGGGCGGTAATTGATACCAACATATCAAACAACTCCGATTTCTGCCGCTGTTTGAATGACAGCTCATTGTCAAGGTGCTTTATTCGGTTGACGTATTCGGGAACGGTCACAATATCACCTCTATCTCTGTTCTCGGGTTTTCTTTGTCATAGCCCCCGCACAGCTGAAGCTCGACGTTTTTGAAGCTGTCGTCTTCAATTATTCCCGCTTCGCGCAAGCCGTCGAGAATAAACTTGCCGTTGTAGTTGTCCGGGTCGTGCCGTTGCCTTGTGCGGAAAAAATATGTAATTCTGACAACACACTTTTTAATCGGCTCGGACGGCTTCGGGCGGCAGTACACCGCGCAAAGGGCTTCCCACTGCTTTTTGTCCGCTCTGTACGCCCATACATTCTCGCGCCCCGCGAACTTGTTGAGCGACGGTGGGATATCGGGGATAGTGTAGATGTATCTTTTGCGCTCACATTGTGGACATATCTGCCGACCTTCGGGGACTATTTCGCCGCAACAAACGCATCTGTCTGCATCAGCCATTGTTGATACCTCCTATTGTTTTAGCGGCATCGTAAATGTTACTAATAACTTCAATGTACGCGCCATCTTCTTCCATATCAACCCATAACAGAATGTGAGTGTTGAGGTCGTCTCCGCCTATTCGGACGAGCTGGAAGCCCCAATTGTATTCATGATTCGGGTTTCCAAAAGACACAATCGCAGTAAACGACCCGCCGTTATTTGCGTCAACGCATTTCACAATATCGCCCTCAAAAATCTTTGTGCCGTTTTTATCTTTAAGACCTGTGTACTGCCCTACGGTTTCAGGGTCTACTTCAAGTGAATATAGTGCGCTGGCATAATCGGGCACAATATAAGTTTTTTCTTTCCCAGTCCAGCCATAACGGCAAACATAGCCATACGCCCACTCGCCGTTATCCGTTCGCTTGCCACGGAAAAGTATCTCATGCATTGTTCTTTACCTCCGAATTAAGCCACTCCTCCCACTCTGTAGGATATTCAAGGTCATTGATTGTCCCCTCGAGAAACAGTGCGTCTGTTTGGATATCATCAATCAACCGTGCCATTTCCTCAGCGCTCATTGCTTTTATTCTCTCATAGTTTGTCATTCTTCTTCCTCCTTATTGTAGTTCGGTGCCGCTCCAATCTAAAGCCTGTCCGCAATCGGGGCAGTAATCAAATCTGTCCATAAGTACATCCCGACCACAAATCGGGCAATATAGCCAGCCATCATCTTTAGGCTTCTTTGGTATCTGCTTATCGAGAGCTTCTTTGCACATGATAAGCATTTCTGTATATTCTTGTACGCCTTGATACTTTTCAG